CGCGTGTAAAAGAGCGGTTAGAGCTGTTATTGATAGGCTTATTTGTAATAAGAATTTGAGAATGGACACGACGACCTCCAAGTGTTCGGTATTGACGTTGAGGGGTTGGTGAGAACCTGCGGTGATCCTCACCAGATTGTCTGATAAGAAGAGGTATGGCAAATCTATTGGGCAACCTTCGGTTAGCGTTGTCTACGGCAACGCGCCTTTCAGAATGTGATCGAGAATTAGATCTATTTTTTGCCATTTGTACCTCTAAGTGTATCAGTTAGCACAGTACATATCAAGGGAATGTACTGTGCAGGATTAGTCCCCGCTTTTAGCGGGGGCAGGCTCGGCCTCCACCTGCTGTGTGGGGGCCGTTTCAGCCTCGCCTGCTATAGGGGTAGCTTTTTTATTTTGAGCAGGCTTATAAGGCTTTAATGGGCGATTAAGACGTATTTCATGTAGTTCATGTTGTGAAAGACCTTCATCTGGAAGGTCATCAAAATCATCATTCCAATCGTCTTCGCCTAGATCATCAAACATTTCAGCCTGGCGAAGTTCGCCTAGGCGTGTAAAGTTTGCAAATTGTTGGCCGAGAGTAGGAAGTTTAACAGCAACAGTAAGAGGACGAGGATCGGGTATTTCTCGGCCGAGAGCATCCAATTTAGTGTAATCAGTTTTACGGGATGCTTTTGCAAGCATAGTAGCAATGACGACAGGATCGCGGTAACGTTTTGTGATAATTTCATAAGTGTGTTTATCCACAGATTCTGTGGATAACTTTTCTGATAATTTAGACATGATAATCTCCTTTCAAATTAATTAATAAAGACGAGGTGTAGCTTTTTTGGGTATTGGGCGTTTTGCTTTTACATTATGAAAAGCACGAACTTGAAGTTGAGCGGCATCGGTTGCATAAATGCGGTCGGTAGGATTACAAGAAACAAATGATGCATTTAATGCAGGATCAGAGGGAAAATCTCTAAACATTGTCCAAAAATCAAGAGTTGAGCGAAATTCTCCAGCAATAGAATTAGGAATATAGCGGTATTCATCATAACGAGGAGTATAACCAAATACACCATCAGGATCAGAATGTTGTGAATAAATTTCTTTGTTTGCAATGGGTTGATCTCCTAAGTGAGCAAAATCAGGAATAAGAAAATCGAATGGAGAGCGACGGTTCCAAACTTTGTTAAGACCCTGGGCATATGAAGTTTTGGGACGTACACACATGAGTGTAATAATGTGGCCATGTTCAGGAGCATAGAATTTATAACGGTTACTTTTGCCAGCAGAAATACCGTGGCCACGAAGTTCACCAACAGGGGATGTGCCTTCAGCAGTCTGAAGGACTTCGGAAAATTGAATGGTTTGTTTACCACCGCCAATATATTCAGGTAATTGTAAACGACTATCCTGAGAATTAACACCAAACATAGAACGAAGCCATTCAGTATAGCGTGCGCCGCCGCGGTTGGTCTTTTCTTTAAAACGTTGAAATGCTGAAGCGTCACGTAAATCATTAATGTTAACAGCGGAAACATCTGACAAATCAGCTTGCATTAAACGGTCACCAGCTGTTGCATCGGTACCAGAAATAACAACGGCAGAGCCTGTACCAACCATAAGTTTTGGATCGCCAGAGCTATTAAAGATTGAGATACCAGTATTAACAGGCGCATTAGAAAACACTGGAGCGTTACCGGTAAGAGGAATTGATACAGGAGTACCTAATTGGGGTTCAGGACGAGCGGCAGTAAAATAATCTTTTTGCCAACAACCATTTTGAAGGGCGGTGGAGGTGGTAACGTCAGGGCCAGAAGCACGCGATATGTTAAGAGGGGTTTGTAATTGTTCATCAAAATACCAATTATTTACAATTTCAGCATATGCACGGAAAGGCATAGCAGAAACAGGGATTTCACAAGAAGGATCAATACCAAGATAATCAGCAAGAGTGGATTCACCAAAACCGCCTTCGGGAGGAGTGATGGTAGGGTAAACGGGGGCTTCAGTACCGTTAAGACCCATATTAATAAAATTTTCCCAATCAGTCCATAAAATACGGTCAGGAACAAACCAGTGGTGAATAGAAATATCAACCTTATGCATAACGGGTGCTAGCAAAGGTTGGGTACGTAACAAAAGAGAAGTGTCATGGCGAAAAACATCGCCCGGTACAACCTCTATATGAGTAATTGGAACAAGTTGTCCCATATTACAAGTAAAATCTTTTTCATGAGATAAGTATTGAAGTGAACGTTTCATATTGATTTATCCTTTCTAAAAATCAATTGTTTAGTTTCCATATTAAGGATACGTTGAGAATTAAGTAATTTGAGAGCAAGATCGACATTTGTTTCACTCACCTTCTTGACCTGTAGCGGTACAGACGACGAATGTAGGAGCATAGAACGCAACGCGCCCTCATATTCCTTGAGTTTTTGACCATCAGCAAATGAAATACCAAGTTCATCATAAAGTTTATCCGTTAAATAACGACCTAGAGGCATTGCTTTATTACCATGCTTTAAAACCTTAGGTAGTTCAGTATGATGTGAAATATTATGTTTTGTCAACTGTGTTGCAATTAAAGGTACGATGTCACGAGCAATACCCGGATTACGGGATTGGCGAGCAAATTCAGGATGACGGCCTTCTAAAACCATCTGTTGAAATGATGTTTTGTCAGAAGTAAGCTTTTTTGTAACATAACCAGCTATATATTGGGCAGAATCTTGTGTTAATTCACCCAGTAAAATATGACCTTTACCCCAAATATCGGATACGAATTTACAAGAAGGACACTGGCAGGGCTGGAATTTTTGATTAGTGTAAGTCGCACCACGATACATACAATGAGGATATCCAAAGAGTGCGTAATGGTAGTGCGGACGCATAGTTTTTTCACCATATTCTCCTACAGCATAAAAGCGAAGTTCTTTACCAAACTTACGACGATAGGTATTTCGAAAACGCATAATAAAAAGACGATGCTCTTCGGGATCAACAGAACCATCAGCTGGAAGATTTTCATCATGATAAGTAAGCGTAAGAAAAGAATTTTGTTCATGAAGTAGAGCCTCTAACATAATGCGATGTGACCAAATACGACGTTTATTCAAACGACATGGCATGCATTGCCCACATGGAAATGCGGCACGATCGGAAACATTTTTAAATTTAGATGGATATTTACAAAGCATAGGCTTTATCCTATAATAAGATTACCAAGTGCAGTTTTAACCCGGAGCTTACCCTCCGGGTTTTTTACATTCTATGACCAATGCGGATCATTGACGGAGAACGTCTACGACGAAGGCCAACCATACGACGGCGCCGAACTCGGTAAGAGCCATAACGGCGACGTCTAGAACGATATCTCATTTAATCACCTCCTTTACCAATCTCTAGAGTAAAACTTTTTTCGATCGCGGAAATTATCGCGAATGAAAGATAAAACGCCATCAACAGCGTATTGAGGCAGCATAAGAGCAGATCCTCCTAAACCTTCCATAGCCTCAGCAGCGTTTTCAGCATGAGGACCCCATATAGGAAGAGTATTGCCTTTATATTTTTGCCAAACAGGGTTACGGCCGGCGGCTGTACCGTCATAGTCACCGCCCATAGTAGCCTCCTGTTTGGATAAAACGTGTTTAACACCGGGAATAGCAGGAGGTAATTGAGAATGGCTTTGTAGAGCCATTTGTGAAGCACGATAAGCATTATCAATTTCTTGACCTTCAATCTGAGTGGAAAGCAATCGCTCCTGAAGACGTGACATATTGTCGGATCCAGCATTCATAGCGCGATCTATGCCAGATCCTATAGCAGAAAAGTCAGGGCGACTATCGTGACCTGACATAGTAATAGGGGAAGAAAAAGAAGATCCGCCACCCATAGCATATACAGGATGAATACCAGCTGCTTCCCAACCAGCTTTCTGAGCAGAAGGTAATTGTTGTGCAATTAATTTAGCATTACGAACTGCAACATCACCTTGTTTAAAACCATCTTTAGCAGAATAACCTTTTTTGCCTATACCAAGACCAGAAAGAATGGAACCGGCACCAGAAGCTATAGAACCTATTGTCATGGGATCCATGGTATTATCTCCTACAAATTATTTTTGAATTTTCGTTATAACGTGGTCTCTTCTGGCCAGATTGCCCAGCTTTATTTTTTGCGAAGAGAACGGACTTACGGACAGCGCGACGGGCGCATATAACAGCATCGCGAGGAAAAAGAGTTCGAGGTTCATAACCGACCCGAACCCCGCGTGTAAAAGAGCGGTTAGAGCTGTTATTGATAGGCTTATTTGTAATAAGAATTTGAGAATGGACACGACGACCTCCAAGTGTTCGGTATTGACGTTGAGGGGTTGGTGAGAACCTGCG